CATCCTCTTCAATAACCACTTCGCCAGCCATGCCAACAATAGGCTGATTTGCAATAGCGCTCTCAAGTTCGTCATCGGTCTTATCAGTCATGCCAGCTCGACGCAGGGCGGCATAGTATTCAGTTCGAGGCAGCAGACCCATATTGATGTCGTTAATCCAAGCCGTGCGCTCCTGAGGAGTCATAGTAGTGGTTGATAACTCATCAGACAGCCTGAATTCAATGTCACTGTCACCAATGCCAAGATATCCAGCACAATAGCCCAAAACCTGCTCATATGCCGCGCTAATGTTCTGACTCGAAATACCTATCACCGAAGAGTCAGCACTGCGCTGAATGCGGGCTGACTCTGCTGTAATGTTCTGGCTAGGGCTGATCATCTGCGCGCCGATCTTCATGGCCTGCTCTTCCGCCGCTTCCATGTTTTTTCGGTGGATAGTTGTTTCATTGGCCTGCACTAGCTCAGCACCGCCACCAGCACCAAGATTGTGCCCAGAGCGCGAGCCCAGTCGAATGCCAGCCGGATTAGCTTCTTTAAACTGCTCAAAACTAATATTCGTGCCCGGGTAAATGAATAGCGTCGGCTGCCCGGCAATAAAACTGGCCTCGGCATTGTCAGCGCTGTTTCGATAATGATCGATGTTCAGATCTGCAATCGGGCCTAAAATAGCATCATCAATGGTGTAATCGTTATTCTGCGCGCCGAAGAAACAGCCGGGAATGTAGCTAATCCGACTGCCGTTCATTCTTGGCTCGAATTCCTCATAGTCGTTTTCAGCGCCATCGACGTTATAGCGCCAAACACGCTGGCGATAATAGCCGTCGTCATCGATATCTAAAACCCTATACTGGTCGCCTTGCTCATACTGAAATTCATTTGACTCGCTAACGTACTCATACGACTCATACAGCACGACCATGACCAGTTTGTTCACAGCACCAATGCGACGAACGCGCCAGTTAATAATGGACTCGGCGGCATAGGGCAGGATTTTAGGGTTTAACAGCCCGTCATTCTGATCTTTTCTGGTGCGCCCTTTGGTATCCGGCATATCAGCCAGCAGGAATCCACGGCTCACTTCGACATTCTCAGAGCACTGGTCCTTGCACTGCTGAATCAGGCCTACGCCATTGCCGTCTGCATCTTCTAGCAGATACTCCAGCTGAGGAGGTAAGTTGACTGAAGGAGCCTTATGGAACTGCGATCCAACCATGCCCTCTTTAGTTCGTCGAGTGAAGTTATAAAGTGTAGCGCCTTCTTCATACTCGCGCTGACGCTCAGCAGCCCGAGGCCCAGGATTGTTTGCATTCCAATCTGGCTCGTTGCGTCCGACGTTTCGTAGCTGGCTTTTGCAGTCGTTATGTACAACCTGCCGAATCCGTCGCCATTTAGGCATTGCCTTTACGTAATCTGGATGAGCTGTGGCAACCTGGCCGCCCATGCCTATGGTAACTGTATCTGCCATTAATAAATCCTCATAATTTCTTGCTATTCTATCAGTTATTAGATAGGGAATGATACCGGTATAGAGAACGAGCGATTATGCTTGTTAACGGCCATAGCCAGATATCTGAATGCATCAGCACCGTGAGACGACCAATCATGCAGCGGCGTGTCACGGTAGCAGCCCAATTTGTCATTCCATTCCTTCCTATATGACTCCAGGCATTTAATGCCAGTGTCCATCAGGCCCTCATCAAAGCAGCATCTTGGCAATGTCTCGCGCGCCAATTCAATGCCTTCGTCTACCCGCATCTGATCCAGTTTTTCAAACCGAATCTTGACTCTAACACCATCGATATCAAAGCCCTCCAGCGCTATCTCAATCCGGCTTTTAGCATCTCCGCCAAACTCACGGTGCGCGATATCGTGCGGGGCAAAATGTTTGCCGTATCTATAGCCTTTGTCCTTCAGCACCTTAAAATAGTGCCGCATGCCTTCGCCGCTGTTTTCGTAATAGTCAATGATGTGCAGCTTATTGCCAATCTCTTGCCAGAACCATATGGCAGTTGAATCACCAACACCTAAATCCCAGGCTGTATTGACCGGGGCATCATTAGCAGGCATTGGACCAATACGGCCCTCAGAATAGATTTTGCTGAATTGCAGTGCGTAGTAAGCGCCCTTAATGCTCTGTTCAAACGCCTCTTCCGGAGTAGTAGGATACTCGCGCTTCATATCCTCGCCTAGAACCTTCCATTTCGCAGAGTACCAGGCTTTTTGCTGCTGGTTTAGCTCAATACCATGCTTGCCTTTGAGCTCAGCGAAGTATTTATCAAGTATCGGGCTGACATCGCCAACAATCGCGTACTCGGAACGCGTGTACCATGGGAAGAAATGAAATCTGAACTCAAGGACAGATGGCGTCTTGCCGATATCAATCAGACGCTTAGCATCCTGGCAGTAGTCGTAAAAATAACCCTCACGGCCTTCAGCTGTTGATTCAATCGTAACCACATTGCCAGCCGATACAGCCTCGAACGCACCTGTAACGATCTCCTTAGCCTTGTCCGGGTACTTCTTGCAGATTTTTCCGAACTCTGAAACATGCAAGCTTTGCAGCGTGCCGCCTCGGTATGATGTTGATACTTTTAGCGATGAGCCATTGTTAAACACATAGCCATTATCTTTATCGTTCACTGGAACCGGCAGATCATAGCCAAGCTGGGCTAGCAGCGCCCTTTGGTCTTCAGTTATATTTTGGTACGCAAATTTGATTTTATTCCGGAAAATGTCCTTGGCGTCTTCAAGGTTATGACAGATACAGCCAGCAGAAAAGTCATCATTGAATAAGCAATCGTCCAAATCAGATATCATTTTGAACGTGGTGAACCCAAGCTGGCGAGCTTTTAGGATAATGTCGCGGCAATGCTGATTAACAAAGAAGGACTCCTGTTCTTGGTTTGGCTCAAATAGAACCTTGATGCCATCTTTGTTTTTGATGTGATACAGAGTATTCAGTCTGAACCATTTGTATGTCAGGGCGTCGGCTAGCTCATCAGCTGTCAGTGAGTCGATGCGCTTAATGTAATCCTTGGCCTTGTCGTGATTGCTCACCGATTAGAGCCACCTTTTAGCCGGTCAGCCAGGCTTTCAGAAACGGTCAGATTAACATTGACATCCTGCGCCGGGCCGAGCATTTCATTCATAGTCTTAATAGCACTTGTCACCGCCGGAAGGTTTTCTTTTCGCTCATTGCCGTTAGAGTCCTCATACACTCCTAATCCGGCCTGTACGACTTGCTCAAGCCATTCAAGGCGTTGCTCTACAGATATGCCAAACTTCTCTTCAGCGACCGTTTTGGCGGCTTCCTGGAGCTCTTTGATCCTTAGGCTTATTTTAGGATGATTATATAACTTATCTGCTTGAACGCTCATCGCATTGGGGTTTAGTCCTAGACTATATCCAGCCTCCTTATATGCCGCTACTTTATCGCCGCCATTCTGTACTACAGCAACGGCGAACGCTTCCTGCATTTTATTTAGTGCCATGCGAGCAACCCCCAACTCTATACTGAAATTATACTAAACCGGCCACTGACAAATCGTTACTGTGAAATCACCGCCCTGGCCGATCTTCGCAGGCTGAGCTGATCGGATATATTGCGCTGTTGTGTGTTTTACAATATTTTCTAACAGTATGCTAATTAGCGGCATTTTAACCTCGCGTTATTTAGCAAAAACTCTAATGATCAACGGCTCCAAATTTTTAACCGCCCGTTCACCGAACAGGAACCCTAGAACTAGCAAATTAATAGCGATCATCGCTGTCTGCTGCTGCTCATCGAACTCATATACGCCAAAAAACCATTTGTAGTCCATGAGCATAACGAGAAATCCCCAAGCCGGTCGCTGCAATCCCCGCAGAAACAGGACGATAGGCCCAAGAATCGGCATGGCCTTCAGGTCGCTAGCTGTTCCTTCCTGATCTGCAATGCGTTTATCGAGCTGCGCCGCTGACTCGTTCAGAATGCGGTTAGCGTCGAGTTCTTTCTGGTGCAGAAACTCCTGCATCTTGCGCTCAAATTCCAACTTTTCAGCCTCTGACATAGATGGCGGAAAATAGCTAGTAACAGTTTCTTTAATCTCTTTGAACAGTGAACCGCCGACGAAATCAGTGACTTTTGACAATATACCCATGGCTAGAGCCCAACCCTATTTTTCAGCCAGCCGTATACAAAGCGCTCATCTTTCTCGCGCCTCTCAGCCAGCTCAATGTAAAACGCGCCCTGCAAGCAATTTAACGCCAGCAACATTGCCGACTCATCACGATGCTTCAAATAGTGTGCCAACGCATTAATCGTTGCCGGGCCGATATCGCCATCGATCACCAGGTCACTAAACAGCGACCCCATATTGTTTAGCACGCTCAGAGACCGCTGTAAAAATTTAGCAGCTCGACCAACGCCAATATTGACCGCTGTATCAACGACCTCCTCTGCTATTCGCTCAGACAATTCTGCAATTCGATCAGCACAAACAGCGTCCCAGTACCGCAGGGCATAAATGTCAAATGCGAGGCTGCGCGGCATATTGTGCATATCACCGACATAGCCATTGGCCAATGCGACATTTTTCGTAATACCGTATTTCGTTTCGCCACCGCTATCAGTCGGGTCGTCAACATAGCCGCCTTCGACCTCGATTATAGCGTCAATAATTCGCTTTTTTAGATCACTCATATCCCAATGCCCTCACTCAACTGCGCCGAACGATGCCAAATATAAAATCTGAATTTTATCACATGCAGCCCCGAGAGCGACACCATCCTGTTGTTTTGGTGCATATGTCGTGCCGAAATACGAGCCACAGAACTCATTAAATTTGAGAACATCTTGATGTTTGATATCGTCCGGGTCTTTATTGAGTTTTTCGAGTTGTTTGAGTAGGTCGTACCTGACGATTGTGTGAGCCGGTTCAGTGACTTTGGCATACAATTTGTCAGTGAGCTGATCAGATAGAGCGAACATAGACGAGAACATAACGATTACAGTAGAGAGAATTGACGCGACGGCTGTGACTGCCACTTTTGTATCTATTAGCTGTTGAATATTCATTGAAATTCCAGTTAAATTGTGTTGTCAGCTATAGATTGTACGCCGGATCAAATTATGTTCAAGTCAAAAATAAAGGGCCCTGAATATCAGAGCCCTTGCGGTAACTACGCAGCAAATTCAGCGTTCAGTTTTTTAACGACGTTTTTCTCATCAACTTCTTTATACATAATGCCATCAGCTTCGATATAGCAGAAAGAACATTCAACCCCTTGCATTTCTTTAATGTAAAGCGGATAACGACCGTTTTTAACAAAAACCTGAAGCATTTCTATTGATGTTTTATTTCCTTTTTCGTCTCTATTGTAAATAACTTCAACGTCAAACTTGCTTGAAATTACATCTTTGATGTTGGTTAAGTTAGTCATGATCTTTCTCGCCCCGTTGTTTATTTGATAAACATATAATAGTTAACTATTTAACATTCTGCAAGTAGTTTTTTAATATTATTTAAGATTTCTTCGCTTTTATTGCCATTATTTAGCCGCGATACGCACCCGCCAATGACGACAGCGAACAACTCTGGCTTGTTTTTATGCCAATTCGTCAGCGTCACCGGTGACTGCCTGGTCATTTCAGCGACCTGCGCCAAACTTTTCAGCCCGGCGCTTTTTGCTTGTTTTGATGCACTCATTAATAGATCCCCGTAGCCATGAATGCCGCGATAGCTACAATGCTAACAACAGCCGCCGTCAACATGTACTCGGACTTGCAGTACAGCACTGCAAAGACTGTAAGCGCCAGTGCCGGACCCAAGAAGCCGCAC